TGTCACCATCTTCATCATCCATCATTTCCATAGCCTCCTCTTCGGGAGTTTCCTCGCCGCCGAAAGCTCCACCCTCTTCCCCTTCCATGCCGGGACTTACTTCAGCCTTGATACCATTGATTAGATCTTCAAGGGTTGACATTAAGCTTAGAAGTTCTTCCTGAGCCATCTCAGGGGCTTCCTGTGGCATCATTTCGCCTTCCATCTCACCTTCACCCTCGCCCATATCACCGTCTACAATCTCAGGGCCTGCTTCCTCACCAAACTCGTCAGAAGCCTCAGCGGCAGCGTCTTCCGCAGGCATCCCAGCCATACCAGCATTGTCATCAGAAGGCTCAGAAGGTGGCATCTCGTCCATTTGGCCCGCATCCTCTAATGGATCAGGATTCCCGCCACCCATTTGCATTGGGGCTTCCCCACCCATAGGATCAGGAGCACCCATACCCATGCCCTGTGCAGGAGGAGCACCACCACCCTGTATCATTGGGCGAATCATTTGTAGCACTGCACCAATCTTGGAAAGGTCAGAAGCTACTTGATTGAAATCAAGATAATTTAGAAGTGAAGTCTCGTTAATAGCTTCCTGATAACCAGCTTCCGTGAAGATTGAGTTCAGGAAATCCATGACATCAATAGCTTCAACACCATTCTTACCCTTGAGCATCTTGGAAGCCTCGCCTAAGAGCTTACGAACAACAGAACCCTTTGGAGCGATTCTGGAAAGAGCCTCAAAGACTAAAACTTCGGCTTCAATCAAAGATGAGAATGTTGGAACATCGTTTAGTGCAGAAACCTTGATGCCATACTTCTCATTTAGGATCTTGAGAATCTCGGCCTTGACGGGCTTTTTCATTTCACAAATCTTTTCAGCGAAAGCTACGATTTGCTTTTGTGTAACTTCAACATCTTCAGATAAAGTCTTAACTACAAGGTTGTAAATATCTTTCTTGGAAACCATAGCAAAGTATGGAATCTCCGAAACAACCTCAGCCACAGTTTCTGCAAGAACCTCCTCATCCTTTGAGAATACAAGAGAAATAAGCTTGTTAATCTTCTCATTGTTACCCCAGATTGAATCAAAGCTCTGCTTGGACTCTAATAGTTCCTTGCGAATAAGCTCCTGCTTGCAGAGGAATTCATAAATTGTGTCTGCGTTCTTGCTATGGGCAGAAAACTCTTTAGACTCAGCTAGAGATTCAAAGGAGATTGGTGGTAGCCGGAATGACTCGGAAATAACAGTGGCTAACTTCACTGCATTACGAATCTCAGGTACATTAATTTTCTTTGAGTTCTCCTTGAGGAACTTTATAATCTGATCCGTAACTTCCATGAGACGCTGGAACTCAGCAGTCTCAATAATTTTGGTTTGCTTCCCAAAACGAGAGATCTTCTCATGCAGTCTAGCCTTGACCCTGTTGAAATGCAGTCTGGTTTCCCAAACGCTGAGAACTTCATCGAAGGAATCCTCGGCTCTGGCATAATCGTTTTCGAAGAGGTTAGAAATCAGGTTGGTTACTCTCTTGTTAACTAGACCATTGAAAGTGTTCACATCTTCAAAGATCTGAGCAGTCTCAATTTCGATGTCAGTTAACTTTGGGAATGGCTTTAAGTTGAAAGTCCCACGGATAACTGCATCGGATTCAGTTACATAAGTAACCTTATTTCCTTCTACAGAGAATATCTCAACATTCTCTCTAAGGGAACGACCAAGCATATCACCAAGCTTAACGAGTGCGGTGAAATCTCTACCTCTATTCTCAAAAATGTTTGTTAGCATATCTAATCCTCAAAATTATCTAGGTTTCTTTGAATTGACCTTTTTCCGTTTTTCGAAATAACTTTTAACCTCTGACAATACAGACTTTAAGTTATCATTGCCGTCTGGGATAATATCAAAGATGTTATCTATGGTATTAACTACGGTTTCTGGGATTTGAGTGGGTGGGATATTCTCCATACCCTCTTGCCCGCCAGCTTCCATAGGCCCGGGTCCTGCCATTGGGGGTGCTCCGGGAGGTCCACCCATCATTGGATCCATTGGAGGGGCACCACCGGGCATTCCCATAGCCATTGGACCGAATACAGGGTCTTCCATTTGGTCTTCCATCTGCTTCTTAAGTTCATCAATCTCCATATCGGTTAACTCATAGTAATCTTTGTAGATTTTCTCGATTGGGAAGATGCCAAGACCCTTAACTGCTGCTACAACGCGAGCTTTTTGCTCGTCTAAGTCCAACATACGCTTCTTAGCCATGTCTGAAGGCTCGGGAAGCTTGATTTTTGTCTTAGAAACCATCGAATATGGATAACCTTTGATTTGAAGGTGCCTGTGAGCGATGGTTTCGAGGCCAATTTCGATTGCACGTTGAATTCTGCCAATAACTCTTGCAAATTTAACGTCTAATTGGCTTAAGTTTGCTTTTCTTTCAGGAGATTGGTCTTTTTCAACGATGTAATCCTTGGGAATCTTGAGAGCAGCGAGTAATTTGTCTCTAAAATACTTAACATCGTCAACTTCTCCGAGATTTTGAGCACCGGGAAGGGTGTCAATCTTGGTCCCAGAGCCTTTTCCGTTGACTGCGACGTAAAAATCCTCATCTGCGGACAAAGGATTGTAGTTTGCTTCGATATTTCCAGTGGAATAGTTGTAAAGTTTGGTCTTTTTGAACTTTTCCATCTGCTTTTCGATCAAACTTTGAGCTTTATTGGCTGGAAGATTACCTGTATCGATGTAGAATATGCGTCTTTCAGGTGCGCGGCTGAGTCTGTAGATCAACATCGCGTCTTCCATGAGCTTTAAAGAACGATAAATGTGTCTTGCAACCGCTGCGACAGACTTACCATAAGGATAATAAGTGGGATCTGAAGTGAAAAGTCTGAAGTGAACGATCTGAGCCTTGTCAAGAGGTACTACTTGAGCCTTTTCTGCAAAAGCTCCAAGGTTACCCATGGTAGTCCAGTCACCCTTCACAGGAATTTCCTGCAAGAATGAGGTTAGGTAACCAAACTCATCCTCTACACGATACAAGAAGTTCGGATTAAGAACCTTAATTCTCTGAACACCACGGGTGATATTGTTAAGGTCAACTACAAGTTCGATAAAGCAGTCACCAAACTTAACTGTGTTTCTGACAATATCCCACAAATAATTCTCAAGGTGAATGTCATCGAAGAGTCTTTCAATTTCATCCTTCACCATTACTTCTTCAGTAATAACTTGCCATTTTGTTCCATTGAGATTTTGCTGCGTGCAATCGTCAGCGTAAATATCGAAAGCTGAACCAATTTCAGGATAATCATCCATATCCTCAAACTGGCGGTAACGATACTTTCTATCGATTTCCTGTTGTGGGAAAACAGGCAGGCGAGTTCTATCCCAAGCGAATACAGACTCCCCTTTGATTACATCAGGTTTAACGACTGTATCGCCCGCGAGGGGTGCCACAGGTGCAGGGCTTTTAGGAGCATTACTAGGATACCCATCGTCCTCACCAGTAATTTGAGATGCTACGGCTTGTGCGCCCTGCTTGCTAAAGAACTTGGAGAAGAATCTACCGACTTTGCCGATAGGATAAAACCAAGTTGAGTAGCGGCTGGTAGCCCCACCCCAGTTTGATAAATCCTCGTCTAACCTTTGCCTAGTATCCATTTTCTAATCTCTTCGTCTGTTTCGGGATCTTTCCCTCTACTGATGTATTTAGCCTTAGCAATAGGAGGCAATTTGAATTTATTATCTAATTCCTCTAATGGCTTGTAGTTTTCAATAGGGGTAGTCTCCCTTATCTCTCTAAATGCACGGCAAGTTAATGATAGAGAAACAATTAAGTCATCATGACAGTTACTATCAGCTTCTACTTTGCCAGTATCCGGGTCGATAATGAAAGTTAGAAGCTCATCAACAGTTCTTTGTGAGTTTAATTTTATTTTACCGTTACGAATATCGTCTTCCATATCCGCTAATAGCGTATCCCTATTCTTCTGAGTTATCTGGATTCCAAGGTCCCTATTCTGGTCCATGAGGATATTCTCATACTCGTAAACTTGGTGTAAGAAGTAAATAAGATTATTACCTATTGAATTTCTTTC